AATAGTTAAAACTGCCCTCACAGCCGTCATAAATAGCCTGTGCAGGAGTAAGCTCCCCTTTGCCGACCTCAACATTTGACGAATCGTATTTAGTCGCCAAGGCTGTTTTATCGGCTTTAACAAGCAGTGCATTATAAACCGTACCGCTTGTCAGATAACACGGACTTTCCTGCTTTGGTTCACTATCAAACGGCATTTTTTTGAGCTTTTGGTCAAGCCTTGTATTTATTTGACTCTGCGTATACGCGTCCGTAATTCCGTACCCTGCGAGTGTTGTTGCCTTATTTGCCTTATTGTTAATGATTTTAGCTAAATCAGCTGCTAACTTATCAAGAGTAACCGCTCCGTCCTCAATGATAGTCGTTGTAACCGCTCCGTCTGCAAGATTAAAAGTTGTAATGACTCCCTCGTCATCAACGATAAGGTCATTTAAACGCTGGTCAAGATTGTCGTAGCTTCCTCTGGCTGTGGCTATTTCGGACTTCACGGCTTCAAGGCTCGCTTCATCAGCGGTGAAGCGTGTGTTCAGGTCGGCAGAATCACCTCTTGCCGTGGCTATTTCGGTTTCAAGTGCAATTGCTCCGTCTGTTGCCCGTTCAATCCCCTCGTCCATATGGTTGAGGTTGTCGGCATTGAGAGCAGGAGCAGAGCCGTTCACAAAGCCGATTTTATTGTATTTGTTCATTCTCTTTTATTTCCTTTCCTAATCGCTTTTCACCCTTTGATGTGAGGGTAGTTATAAATCCGTCCATTTTCTTATTGAACACAAATGTTTCGATTGTCGGCAAATCCTTAAACGGAGTTTTAATTGTGTACTTATCGCCTGCCTCAAGCCACCAATACGAAAACAGCTTAATTTTTGTCGGGCGGTATTTATATACACTGCCAAAAAAATTAGCAAAATTATATTTAGCACCGATATCACTTGCTGTTGTTCTGCACCTCATCAAAATATTATCGGAAACATACCACGAAAAATCGTTACTGCTGCCACACCAATATGTTTTTTTATCGGCAAACTTAGCACTGTACATACGGATAGGTTCAAGTTCGTAATCCTCAAAAGACAGGTCCTTGTATGAATCAACGGTATCTGCCGACTGTTTGCCGTAGAGCGATAAAAATTTAAGATACCCGTATTTAGGGTCAATCATCGCAAAACACAAGGATAGTTCCGCATAAGCCTGAATTAAATCCGATAGGGTAATATTCTTCATAACCTTTTCCACGCAGGCATCATCAAAATTAAGAGGCAAACTTAAAATATCAAGTTCCGGCAAGTATGAAACAGCCTTCACACCGTAATCTTCCCACTTATCATAAAGGGCGCTGTATAAATGCATAAAAGTTTTGTCTTTTGCATAGTGAGCATAACCATAACCAAAACTGCCGTCCTCGTTCTCTTTGCCTGCAAACCACAAAGACACATCCACCTTTGACATATCATAAAAAGCGTCATAGGCTGTGATTTTGACGATGTTACGCTGTTTTTTATCTCTTTGAGCCGACTGAATTTTACCGTAGAAAACAGGACATTCAACCGTTCCTGTTTCGGCAGGACAAATAAGAGTATTTGACGGGTACAAATCATCTGACGGATACAGCTCCGATTCAAGATATGTTGCCGTTATGATGACCTGTACCGTCTTTCCTATCAAAGCCGCGCAATCATAACCAATGAGTTTCACGCTCATTTCAGAGGCTATGCAACCGCCGAATTTCAATTCTTTTTCAACGATTTCATTTTCAAGCGAAAAGCTGTCAAGCACGATACGTTCACCTGTTATATCCTCAAAACTGCCGTCGGGGGAATGCAGGGCAACGGTGTTGTAAAGTGTGTTTGTTTTCAGCTTATCAGCAATTTCTTTAGATACAAGCATTTTTAAGAATCACCCCTTAATACTCAATCAGCTCAACAGTAATCGGCTGATAGGTTATATCACTTTTTTCGGCATTCATTACGGTATATTCAATATCAGGAATATAAAAATAAGAGGTGTAATAGCTGTTCGTTTCATCGTTCCAATAAGTTACCCTGCACTTCCTCTGTAACTTATTCGCCATTGAGAGGTTGATAATCGACTGAAAATCAATCTTTTCGTCAAGATGAAGAATGTGAGTTGAAAACGAAATTTTTGTTTTGTAATTTGGCAGCGTTGCCCTTTGAAGCGTACCGTTCTGATCTCGTTCCGCAGAAGTTTCAAGTCGCTGATTCGGAGTTGATGAAAATGCGGTAATGTACTTATTTGGCATGATGTTGTTGCCGAATTTAAGCAAATAGCCATTATAATTTGACATATCATTCCCCCTTTATGCAAATGCGGATTTACCGTTGTGTCTGCGTCTGTAAAGCTCATCCTGCCTTATCATTTCTTCAAAAAGCGTTGAACCCTCAAGTTCTGCCGTAAACGAATAAGTGTTGCCGCCGTTATTGCGGAAGATAATGAACATTTCATAAATGCGTTTAAGCAGGTCAAGAATTTGTGTGAGAATCACTGTATCCTGACCGCCCGAATTGTCGAGCATACCCTGTAACTTGTTAAGGGGGGAAATAACCTCAGGGTTACCGCTGTTAGCGCCTGCGTTATCGCCGACAATCGCAAGTGTCGGAGCTTTAACAATACCGCCTTTTGCAAATTTTCGTGCCGGTGATTCCGTGGGTTCTTCAAATCTCGGAATGAGAGGCGGATTTTCAGGCATTGAAAAGCTCCAATCCTGTCCGATTACAGAACCGATTGCCCCTGCAATTCCGCCGATTGCATTGATAACACCGGAAACGAAGTTGTAAATGCCCGTCCACAAGCCGTTAATACCGTCAATGATAGCATTTACAATAAATTTAAACACGGCGCAAATGCCGTCCCAAATACCTTTGAAAGAGTCATAGATGCCCTGCCATGCTTTGTTCCAATCGCCTGAGAAAACACCTGTAATGAAGTCAAGAAGGCCGCCGAATGTTTTCTGAATGGAAGTAACCAACCCACCGATAAATGTAAACACATTATCAAACACTCTTTTTACGGCATTGAAAACATTCTGAAATATAGGTCCCCAAAAACTGACAAGCCAGTTTACAAACGGTGACAGGAAGTTATTCCACACGGTCGAAACACAGTCTGCAACCTTGCCGAAGAAATTTATTGCACCCTCAAAAACAGGCTTCAGCCAGTTTTCCCAAGCTGACTTTACGATTGCTACGATAAAATCCCACGCAGGCTTAATCCATTGATTGTAAACATTCATCAGGGTTGTACCGATATTGGTAAACATATTGCAGACATTTTGAAAAATCTGCTGTCCGCTGCCGTTCCACCATTTGCTGATAACTGTTCCGATATCTCCGAAAATCTGACCGACAAGATTAAAAACATTTGCAAACTGCAATTGTAAATTTTCAAGAAATTTTATGATTGTTGCACCGTCATTTTCAGTCCATTCAACAAGGCTTTCGGTTGCGATTGAAAACGCACCCGAAACAACTTCGCCGACTGAGCCCGCAAAGGTTGTAAGACCGCTTAAAAGATTGGAAATTGATTCTTCCATTTGAGGGCGAACATTGTCAATTGCAGTGCCTGCAAGAGTACCGAAATTATCAAAAAAAATTGAAAGGTTGTTATAGCCGTTTGTAAGATTGTTGCCTATGGTGTCGATAAAGCCGATAATCTTTTCCCTGTCTTTTGAAATCCACTTAGCAACACCGCCTGAAATGGTCTGAAACGACTTTCCGCCGATTGTCGCAACCGCTCCGAATGCAGAGCCGATTGCCCCGAGTTTTGCAGAACCGACCTTTTGCATTGTGCCGAATGCCTTTTGAACTATGGGAACAGCATTATCAAAAACGGTCTTGCAGTTCTTGCCTATAGCTGACCAATCAACCTTGTTAATACCTTTCTGTACATTCTCGACAAAGCCTTTGAATCCGCTTTTTTCGTATAGATTTTTGAATGCCCCCGAAAGGTTTTTGCTTGTGTCCTTGACAACATTCTTTGCAACAGCTCCGCCCGATGAACCGCCTGAAGAGCTTTTTGATGAGGAGGTGTCTGACTTTGAAGATGAGCTGTCAGAGCTTGAAAGCACATTCAGCTTATCAAAGCCCGCAACACTTCTCTTTGCTTTTTCGGAACTTTTCTGAACATTATCAAGTGACTTTGAACTGTCATCTGCCGTATCCGTAAGGCTTTTGGCAGAATCGGACGCAGATTTGATATTGCTTGCGGTGTTGTTGCCTGTATCCCAGCCGAATACCTTTGAAAGCGATTCAACCGCACCTTTGGCATATTCCGTTAAAGTTGCAAGTGCGGAACTCAACCGCTTTACAACCTGAGTTGCCACCTGAAGAATAGGCTGACCGACTACGGCAAGGAGCTGTTTCCAACTTTCTCTGAGGTTGCCCGTTACATTCTCCCAACCGTCTGCTTCACGGCTTGCCTGTCCCATAGCACCCGAAAGCTGATTAGCGTCCTTAACCATTTGCAAAAGCGTGAGCTGTTTCTGCGATTCCGACAAATCCGTAAATGACTTGCCATACAGCTTATTAGCCGCCGCATTTCGTGTGGTTTCAGTACAGGACAAACCGAGTGCGGCGTCATTTTCAAAGTTACCTTTGAGGAATGATTTCAGGCTTTCTGCGGTGTCTTCAAGCGAACGGTCGTAATATGCGGCACTGTCGGCTGTTACCTGCAAAGCCTCCTGCATCATTCCCAAAGCACTTGAACTGTCCATACCCGTAGTTTTTGCAAAGGCATAAATGCTTGTGCCGACACCCTGTAATCGGGTTTCAAGAATACCGCTTTGATCGGCAACGCTCTGAATGGCTGATTCTGCCTGCGACTGCATTGTGCCGAAAGTCTGCTCAAACTGCGAATTTGCCGCATTGACTTCCGCAGCCGATTCAATGCACTGCTGACCGAACTCCTTGATTTTGGCAACGGAAAAGGCGGCAACCACAGCTGTACCGATTTTCTTAAACGAAGATGAAACCGAATTGCTTAACTGCTCACCGCTGCCTTTGATGTTTGAAAACTCTTTCTCGGTTTTCTGAGAAACGCCCTCCGAAACCTTTGAAAAGGACCGTTTCATATCCGTGCTTACATTTTCAAAATCTTTTGAAAGACTTGAAAATGCCGAATCAAACTTTTTGGTAATTGAATCGGAAATCTTATGCAATGTTTTGGAAATATCATCACCCGTAAGCCTGACATCAAGCTCAATTTCACCCGCCTTTGTCGCCATATTCACCACTTCCTTTCATTTTAGATTTTTTAAAAACAGGCATAAAAACAGCGCACACCGTTATGATGTACGCTAATAAAATTTTGCAAAAGAACAGCCACCCCGTTTGGAGTGGCTTTTGTTTTATTTGTTGAGTTCGTAGTATTTGATGTCGATTTTCGGAAGTGACACATTGTTGCCCATTACGGTTTCATATGTATAGTCGCCGTCACAAGTTCCCCAGAATGTGATTACATCATCTTCAAGGAGTTTGTCCGTGCCGTCAGGAATTTCTACAGTTGCGTAGATTGTATCAGTCCACAATGGTTCATCAAGATACTCATTTTCTTCTTTGGTTATATTGATTCTCAGGTCAACCGAATCACCCCAGCCTTCCTGAACCTGAATAATCTGACCTTCAAACTTGTAGTCATTACCTTTGTACTTGTCAGGGTTTCTTGAAAGAGTTTTAAAGTCGATTGTTTTGCAACCGTCTTTAAATTCTTTTTCAACCTTCTTCGGGTCTTTAGTAGGCTTTTCTGTTGCAACTTCTTTTGTGGTCGGTGCTTCTGTCGCTTTTTCAGTTGCTTTTTCAGTTGCTTTTTCTGAACTCTGATTTGCAACAGTAGTTTCCTGCTTTGATTTGTTTGAGCTGCTGTTACCGTTAATTGCACCGTTTACACCGCCAACAATCATAATAGCAACAACGATAATAACCCAAAAATACCAACGCTTGTAAATTTTCTTCTTTGCATTTGCAGGATTTACGGTTGCCGAGGTTGAATCGTTTCCGCCAAAGCCTGCACCGCACTTGTCGCAAAATTTTGCATCGTCCTTTAATTCGTTTCCGCAATGTGGACATTTCATAAACATACACTCTCCTTAATAAATTTGTTAGTGTATGTTACATTTTATCACTATGTATTAACATTGTCAAGAATTTTGTAGATACAGCGAAAATTATGTACAAATTTACAGATTGGCGAAGAAGTTTTGAAATTCTGCAAGAACGGTGTTCATATCTTCGTCTGAATAGTGCTTTACATTTCTTGACCGCCATTTGTTGCGGATTTTATGCTGTGACGAAGTAAAGTTTTTCAAGACCTCTTTGTCGGTTTCAAGGCGAATTTGAACCGTTCTTGCAAGCGGTGTTTCGGGTCCTAAGCCTTGCAGAAGTGAGCAGAACTCATTCCAACTCATTTTTGCAAAATCCTTTGAATAAATGCTGACCCCGTACTCCGAGCGAAAGCTCGACACGATTAAATCAAAGTCATCAATCAGGTCGTAGCCGGGGTCTGAGCTTCCCCCTCGTCAGTCAAATCGCCTGTTGCAATTTTGGCAGATTCGCTGATAAAGGCGTTGAAATCGTGCATATTCAGCTTTAACTTTTCAATCTTTTCTCTCTCGGATTCATCAAAAAGAAGATGATACATTTCGATAACATCTTTGCTTTTACCGTTGCCGTCCTCAAAAAGTGCCGCAACTTTGAGCATTGAAACTGCGTCATTGTTGATTGCAAGGTCAACATTTTTAACTCTGACACTCGGCTTTTCCTCAAAATTAAGTTTGTCTGTAATATCAATTAACTTTGACATAATCGTTCATTCCTTTCGTTTTTTAAGCGGCTGCTGTATATACGGGTTTGCCGTTTGACATAACTTCAAATTCAAGCGGAGCAACACCCGTACTTGCACCTGCGCCGTTTGATGTAACGGATACAACTGCATTTTTAAATAGGACGGTTGCACCGTTGGGGAAGGTCCACATAAACGAAACTTCTGTCTTTCTGCCGTTTTCAAATGCAAGGGAGGCAATCTGGTCATTGCCTGCGTCACCGATTGTACGCTTGCCCTTTACCGAAATTGTGATTGACTTTGCTGTCATAAGCCTTGACTTCCAGCCCTCGTTTTCAAAGGCTGTCCATTCCTCGACACCGTTGTCAAATGCAACAGAAAATTCTTCGCAGTTAGCAATATTTGTCGTGGCGGATTCTGTTCCTGCCTTGCCAACCGCAAACTGATTTTCATAGCACGGGAATACTCCCGATTCAACTTTTGCCATAAAATTACTTCCTTTCGTAATAAAATTTAACTTCAATGACCTGCTCATACACACCCTTGTCGTCTGTTCCCACATCAACTGGTTCTTCCGTGAGCAGTTCGATTATATAGATTTTGTGTTCCTTAATTTCAACATTTTTAATGTCGTAAAGCGTTTCGTAAAGTCTGCGTGCAAACTCCTCGGTTTCTCTTGCGTTGTCGGTGTAATGGATAAGCAAAGACACGCTTATTGTATCGTAGGTACTTTCACCGCCGATTGCCCTTGTGGGTGTTCCCGACTGCTTTAATGAATACACACCGATTGACCTGTCCTGCTTGTTGTCAAGCTTGCCGATGTAATAATGCTCGGCTGAGGTAACGCTTTTGAGCCAATCTCTGATGTCCGATAAGTAAATCAAAGTCCTGTATTTCTCCTATATATTTTAGTGAATGTTTGACTGCAAAAATTCTGCCGTGTACCGCCCTCAAGCCACGGTGAGAACCATTTACCGCCGGCGGCAATGTTTTCCTTACGGCTGAAATTATACTCGGGGTGAAAATACAACCTTCTTGCATACGGAGTGCTTGACACGATTTTAACTACCCCATTTGCACTTTGTGAATAATCAACAGCGGTACTATCGTTTTGAAGTATGCTTGTATCAAACGGCATTACCTGCGTGTTTTTCACCTGTGTAAGAAGTGCATCACCTGTCTGTTCAAGAGCCTGTTGTTTTGCCTTATCAAGCTGTTTTACAACAGGCATGTTGAGTTTGATTTTTGATGATACCGAAAATCCCATTAAATCACATCCAATTCCGTAAAATTAACTTTGCCGTCGGGGTTGCGGTGTTTTATACCCTGTACGATGTTTCGTTTTACGCCGTCAAGGATTACAAAGCCACCGCTTAAATTTGGGCTGTCGGGGGCAATATCGCCGTCAAAAAGCAAGACAGCCGACACCTGAACAATTTTCTGCTCTTTGGTATAGACCGTCTTTGCCTTTGACTGCATATTACACAAGGCAGAGCCACCGTGCAGGGTTGCTGACGGGTACAAGCTGTCGGAGGGATACAGATTTTTGCATTCAAACACGGTCAGGGGTGCTCCGTCTTCGGTAACACCCTCACCGTAGATTGTGACCTCGACAGGAGTTTTGCAGAACTGCTTTTTTACAAGTGACGGAAATTTCACGGTTTTCACGCACCTTTCAGATTGCAGGATAACAAAGTCCTGTTGATTTTAGCAACGCATAGAGGTCGGCAGGAATTGCCACTCCGCTGATACACATTAAGTTCCAGCTTGCACCAAATTCCATTGATGTACCGTTGATTGAATAGCTTTTCAGATAGGAAGAAATCATATCGGCATTTTCTTCTTCAAAAGCAGTAAGTCTGCTATGCACTCTGCTGATGATTCTCTTCTGCATTTCCGAAAGCTTTTCAAAATCAATGCGGTTAAAAGTCAGAACATCAATGTGTTCGGCAGAGATAATACTGTTTTCATCTCCGCCCTGCTGTTCAATGTAATCGGCATACATTACGCAACCGCCGTTGTGTCAACATCGGCATAAATGCTGTCAATTTTGCCGTCCTTGCCGTTCGGGAATACGAATGTATCGGAAAGCGAACGGTTCTGATAGAGCCAGCCGTCACCCTCTGTGTGTGAGCCGGGAGCAAAGAAGTAAATGCTTGAAATCTTCGGAACAGTCTTGCAGGTTTCACCGCAGGCAACAAGAACATTGATTTTGTGAGCGCCTGTTGCAGGCTCAAAACCGCCGTCATCGGGGTTAAAGTTGAAGTTATCGTAGAAACGCTCATCGTCAATAACCTCGATGATAGGGCAACCGTCAATCTCGGTCACTCTTGTTTCAATGCCGATACCGCCCTCTGCAATCTGTGTAAGCTCAATCTTACGAGTGAACTCTGTTGACTGTTCAAGGCAGTCCATAATGTGAGATATCACATAGGCAACAAGTGTGCCTCTTGCCTTGTATCTGCGGAGCTTGCCGGCAGAGAGAATTGTTTTGAGCTTTGAATAAGCGTTCTCCTTAGTCCACTCCGATGTCTTTGTTGAAGAATGATATCCGTCTGTTGCCTGCGCCTTTGCGGCAACCTTTGAGAAGAAAAGTGCGTCTGTTTCGGGAGCAACCTGTGTCTGCTCAAACACCTTTGAAATATTCTCAACCTTTGCGGTTGCGTTAGTTTCATCAACATCTGCCTTGTCAACGAGGAACTCAATATCACGGTCGTGTTCGCAGGTGAACGGAACATCGGTCTGAACATACTTGCCCTTGTTCCAACCGCCGTTGCGATTGTGGTTCTTAAAGCCTGATGTACTCATCTGTGTGAAGTGGAATGTTCTTGCGCCAACCCACTTTACATTTGAAGTGATGAACGGTGATGTGAGTGTGCCCTGAACGAGAATTTCAAGCAGATCAGGGCTGAACTGCTCGGCATAGTTATTTGTGTTTGCCATGATTTTTCAATCCTTTCTTTGGTTAAATATTAAATCTGTTCCATTTTTTGGTAGGAACATTTGCCTTTGGTTTTGTACCGTCCGATGTACCGTTGCCGTCACCGCCGATTTTCTTAACTCCTGTGCCGTTCTCGGCAGGTTTGCCCTTGAGTGCGGGGATATCGTCAAGCACCTTTTTAACAGCCTCTGTCAGCTTTTCTGCATTGACCTTGCCGTCTGTCACAGCCTTTGAAAAGTCTGCAATTTTAAGCACATACGGAACGGTTGCAATGTCAACGCCCTGTTTTACGGCTTCGAGGGTTGCCGATTGGTTGACTTCTGCCGTGAGCTTTGCGTTGTTTGCGGATTCAACTTTCGACTGCATTTTTGCAAAGTCGGGAGTGTTCTCGGCTTTCTGCTTTTTAAAAGCACCGATAGCCTCTTTCATCTCATCGGCTGACAATCCCTGCTCCTTAAAATATGACTTCAAAACGGTGTCCTCTGTCACGCTTTGTTTGCCTGTAATAAGGCTTGCGAGCTTGTCATAATCAAAGGCAGGAGCGTTTCCCTGTGGAGTTCCCTGCGGTGCAGGTGTCGGTTCATTGGGGGTTGGTGTTGGATTTGGTTCTGCCATTTTTTCATATCCTTTCAGTTTTTCGGGTGTCTCCCGTAATCAGTTTATAGAGTGTCTCTCTGTTTCAGTTTTGCACGGTGTCTCCCGTAGTTTAATGTCTTCGGACAATAAAAAAGCACCTTACATATTCGTAAAGTGCTTAATCTGCTTTTTCTGTTTTAACTGCTTTGGTTCTCGGCTTTTTGGGAGCGTCAGGCTTGACCTCTTCTGCAAAACCGCCGTCAATGAGTTCCTTTGCTCTCTGCTCGGAGCATTCAAAAACTTCATTCACAGGTCGGGTTACATAGCCGTTCTGCCTGTCATTAAATGCTGTTGTTACTCTGATTTTCATTCTGTCACCACCTTTCTAAACCGGTCGAAATCGACGGGTTTAAATGCAATAAAAAAGCACTCTGATTTCTCAAAGTGCTGATTTGATGTATTATGTTTTATTTCGGCAAGTTGCAGACAAGTTAAATAATGCCGTGAACAAGCCGTTTTTCTTGCTCTGAACATATTCTCGGCAAGTTAAACAACAAAACCGCCCTTTTTACGGAGCGGTTAGATAAATGGGTCATTGCTAATATAGCCGTCTTCTATTAAGCTTTTAAATATATGAGCTTGTTCTTTTTCAAAAGCAGTCAGGTTTTCAGAAAAACCTATTAATTTGTACCTATGTTGTCCATTAACTACATACGGTTCAAAAATTCCAATTCCAGAAGAGAAAAAAGGTTTCTTAATAAGATTAAGGTATTTTTTATATTCAACAACTACTGATTTTGGTGCATTATCGTTTATCAAAAATGCACATCCGTATTGAATAGTACCTGTATTATCAATAGCGTATTTTGCACTATGATAAAACCAATCAACGGGATTATCTATCATTGTTCAACCACCTTTAATGTCATAAATCGTTCAGTCTTTTTTTCGTAATTACCTTTATAATCTTTTACAGTTATCTCTCGTTCTCCAGCGTCAACAACTTCATATGTTGTATTCTTATCAATCAAAAATTCGAATTCAGCAGGACTATCTGAAATTTTGTATAGATAAGCTCCCTTAGTTTCCTTTGGTGCAATAATTTCCAGAGTAGTTCTCGTTGGCTTATCAATTCCACCAAATGCTAACTGTGTATCAGAACACAAGGTTGTGCTGGTAAATCCCTTCTCAGTAAATTTTTTACCAATCATTTTACGCATATCTTCAACCGATGAAGTCGCATTCGTAATAAAATCCACATTCCCCACGGACCGTTTTAATTTTAAAGGTTCGTTCAGCTTGAATTTCGATAGTTCTTTTGATATCTCATCACCAACACCATTAAGGCTACTCACATACTTTTCACCATAGCGTTTTTTAACCTTTTCAAGAGACTCTCCACCTCTTTCAAGAGCGTTGATAATGTCGTAATCACCACCTGTATATCGGTAAATAGAATGGTTATCATCTCGACTGAACGATACATCTTTATTTAGTTCATAATAATCATTCTGCCAATTTTCAAATTCTTCAACATTACTCAAAGACAGTTGTTTTGTTTCTTTAATTATATCATTATTTTCTGCCTTTTCAACAGTTTTTTTCTGAACATCTGATTTCTGACTTGTGCCTGTATCTATTTTTTTACTCTTTTTCTTTGCTTTTTTTACTTTATCGTGCCACTCATCGGCTCGGGTTTGGGCAATGCGTTTATTGTCCTCGTCAAGACTGTATTCGGCACGGCGGTCAAAGCGTTCTGCCTGTCGCTGTGCATACTGCTGTTTTTCCTCAATTCCTCGCTGACGGTCAAGCTCTTTGATTTCATCTTCAGACAACGGTGCGTCCAAATCATCAAGTTCGGGATAATATGTACTTGTGCTGTCCTTACATCTCGGATGAAACAAACCGTTCTTGATTGCGGTTGAGAGGAGCGGATAGTTTCCGTCTGACTTTTTGCCGTTTGAATAAACATCGTCAATAAACACCTTGCCGATATATTTTGCACAATCGGGGCAACCGCCCTGTCTTGAGTTCACAACAACAAGGGATACTCCCCATTCGGCTCGCTTTTCGCCCTCGCCACGAAGATAGGCTCTTTTGTTGGCTGTTTTAACCGCCATATCCGCATAATCGGAGAGCGTATGCCTTGCACCGTTTTTGTATTTCACACAATTAAGACCTGCGTTGAGCATATCTTTACACGCCATATCAACGGCTTTTTCGTATGTAACCGCACCCGTGTTCATTGCAACCTGTGCGTTAAAAATCGCCTTGCGGTACTTGTCGTTGCTCATACGCAAAACTGCCGTTTCTGCCCTCTTTAAATCGTCTGTGATCGATTTTATGAGTGCGTCAAGTTTACGGTCATTCACCTTGAAAAACTCGGCTGTGCTGTGTGCTGACGGCTTTTTCGGGGCTTTGAAACCGTCCTTGACAGCTTCAAGAATTTCTGCCTCCTGACTTGCATTTCCGTCAGCTTTGGCGGTGCGAATCATCTCTTCAACCTTGCTGTTAATGGTTTTGAAACGCTTGCCGAATTTCTTTGCGTTGTGCTTGCGGTACTCTTCAAGACTTTTGAGCTGTTCAGCCTGCCATTGTGTCCAGTTGTAGCCCTCTTTGGTTTCTTCGGCTCTGTGACGGCTGAAATTTCTCATCATGCTGTCAATCAGTTCATCTTCGATTTTTTCAAAGGCTTCTCTGATATTGTAATCACTCATTCTTTACCTGTGTATCGTTCTGTTCGGGATTGCTTTCGGTTTTTTCTGCATTATTTTCCGCATTTTCTTCATCATCTGCGTTATTGTCAGGTTCTTCTGTGTCGGTAAGATCCACATCGTCAAGCTCCGATTTTTCTTCTTCGCCTGCAATACCCTGTTCCTCTTTAATTCTCTGCACCTCTTCGGCTTTCCAATCCTCCGACTTGCTGTCGCCGTAAAGCTCGTCAACCGAGGTTTCAACTGACATCAAACCGCCCTGTCTTGCTTTTGACACGGTTTCAACCTGACTTTCAAAGCTCGGATTTGCATATTCGCCGAAGTTTACGGATACTTCCAAGCCCTCAACAATACCCTTGCCGTTAAGTTCACCGTCTGCATTGAGTACAACTGCAACAAGGCTTTGAAGTGCGTTCTGCGTAATTTTCACAAGGTTCTGCCTTGTGTAAAGGGTTGTCTTTTCCTTTTCACGCTGAGCATCTGCATTATCAAGCTTCTTCGTATCAATGCCGAGAGTTGACGGCGATATAATGCCCTGTAAGCAGAGGTCGAGGGCAGTAATGTATGAACTCAAATAGCTTTCGTGCTGAATCTGCGGACTTTCGGTGTAAATCCTGTTTCCGTTGCCGTTTTCAGACATATCGTTGCCCACGGTGATAAATCGGTTGTCAAACGGATTTGGCGATATTGGCTGACAGGTTTCGGGATTTCTCGGAACAAGGCAATCAGGCACATACTGCTTTGTTCGGCAGGCTCTGAGTGCGTCCATCCACTGTGACCACACTTCATCAAGGCTGTCGAAAGCGTCTGTTTTTATGCCGATAATGCCCGCACCTCTGCCCTTGTGGCACGATTTGCCGTAAAGGACAGGTACAGCCCACATATATGATTCGTCAAATGTAACGCCCTTTGAATCAATCCACGAAAGAGCGTCAACCGTGTGCAGGTCAATCTCTTTGCCGTTGTCATCGTACAAAGCATAGTGAATATAGCCGTAACCGTATGTTTCTTCAAAACGGTAACGGCGGTGTTTTTGCGTGTAATCGGTGTAAAACTTAACCTCTCGGATTCTGCCGCGCACATATGTAAAGTCGATGTTTTCGGCAGGATACCATTCAACAATCGGAACATCTGATACAGCCGTGTCAAAGCTGACCTTAAAAGCACCGTCACCGACAACACATAGGTCACGGAGCATTTGCTTAACCGTGTCGGACAATTTGTTCTGCTTTTCAATGTCTTCCCAACGCTCTGCATAAGCGGTTGAATTTTTACTTGTAACATCTGTGCCGTTGTAGTCGGCAATTACAATATTCACAAGCGTTTCGCAGATGAGTGCCGGCAAGCCCGTGTGTATTTTACGGATTTCAATCCCCTTTGTGCTTTTTGCCGCCCAAAACATAGTTTTGTTTGTATCAATCTGCCTGTACAGCTCCGCAAGCTGTCTGCTGTTGCCCCAATACCAAATGCGATTGATAAAGCACTCGGTCAGATGATTGCTTGTTTCGGTGACGGTAATTGTTTTGTCGCTTGCAGGAGTAATCTGCAAAAAGTTTTTAATTCCCGATCTGATAGATTCAGCCATTCTGTTAATCAGCCCCATTTATTTCACTTCCAATAATATTTTTAAACGGCAGCCACGCATATTGACCGCTGTTAATGCAATGGTCGTGACCGTCCTCGGGTGTGTTGTCTTTATCCTCTCGCCAGCTGTAAATTTCAAACTCGGCAATCGTGTTTTTACAATGTTCAAGCACAAAATAACAGTTGGTGGCAAGCCAGCCAAGTACAAGATTGATTCGGTCGATAATCTTCGTTTTCTTCCATGCATTTGCAAAGTCATAAACACAGCCGTGCTGTCGCTTATACTTTTGAAATTCGGTAATAGTCGCTTGGTCGGCGCTGTCAATAAAAGCCGTGCGTGCAAAGCCCCATTCATCACGGTTGCGGTCAAGAAAATCAATAAAATTCTTCACCGTGTCACTCGGGGCAATAGGTGTTTGCATTTCAGCGTTGTTATAAACTCTTTCATCAAGCTGAACACACTTGCCGTGATTGGTAATGCCGTAAAATGTCATTGCGATAGTGTCAGGCGACTTCTGCGAATAGGCGGTATCAAGACCTGCGGTGAACTGAACAAAGTGTTCCGACTTGCGGTTACAGTTCAAAAACTTTCCTGCCCACTCTTTTGATTTGATATGTCTTGCCCTCTCAAAATTCGGGAACACAAGACCTGTTGCTCTGCCTCGCAAACCTAAGATTTTATTTTTATAGAGCTTTGTACCTTTCGGTGCAGAGTTCTTTTTCTTTTCAATCTGTTCGGGTGTAAGACTTAAATTGTCGGCAAAAGAAAAGAACCAATACCGCCAATTCGGTACAGGTTCTTCGGTAAGCTCCGCCGTAATCTCGGGAGGAACATCGTTTTCATATTTTTTAAAAGGACGGGAGCGGTTGACAAACTCCTTATACACAGGCAGGCTCGGATCATCGGGATTCAGCGTTGCAAGCATATAGTCATTACGGGTTGACATCTCTCGGATAAACTCGATATCGGCGGTGTTGATTTCGTCAATATAAACGCACCCAAACTGCGCACCGAGTACCATTTCCCATTTATCTCGACTGCTGTAGCCGAGAATATAGATAATTTTGCCCTCAAACTTGATATGCGGGAGCTTGTAGTCCTTGTCGCCGTTGCCACAGTAAACTGCGTTACGGTGCAGGTCGAGAATACCGTTATCCTGCTGAATTATAGTTTCCTCAGCCTTGCCCGTAGTTTTGGCGGCAATTGCGTGAAGCTTCTTCGGTGACTGCGACACCATTCGCATAAACTTAACGCCTGCTCCGACGGTAGTTTTGCCGGACGCTGTAGTTCCTTCAAGAAATTCAGCCGACACATTTGTTGTGTTGATAAAGTCGATATACTTTTGTGACAACGGGAATTTGTTACTCACTCAGTCCCTCACCACCCAACTGTCTGAACACATCGGATAGCTTTTCGGACTGCTCAACCTTTGCGTCAACATTAAGTTTATCCTTGAAAAGGCTATATACTTTACCTAACAACTCGGCCGCTTTGTTTGCGTCGGATATTCTTGTTGGTATCGTTACTATCTCCGGCACTTCGCTTTTAATTGTATGTTTTCGTATTGTACCATTTTCATCAGGTTTGTATGTTGACTCTTCCTGACTGACTGTTACAACAACGCTTTCTTTCTTTTCACGTCTCATAACTGCAGTAAGGTATTTCAGAACCTCATCTTGCTGAGCAATTAGTTTTGATTCTTTTTCAGATAATCTTTTGTCTATATATTCCCTTATGTTGGGTTTTGCCAAGTTTTCACTTGCTATATTATTTGCGTTCTTTTTTGAATATCCTGCCCTTATTGCGGCTTGTGTTGCATTAAGGTCAACTAAATATTCATCGCAAAATCTTTGTTGCTTAGCTGTTAGCATAGCCATAATACAACACCGCCTTTCACGCTAACACAAAACCGCCCTCAAACGAGAGCGGTCTGTGCAATTTTTTTATCTTAGGAGAGTTCTACATATGTCCTGTTTGTCAAACTTTCATAATACCATTATACGCAGGGTAAGGGTGACATTCAATGACATTTCAAAATAATTTTACGAGAAATCGAACTTTTTTCGGAACGCCTGTAACGCTTCGCCGTGCAATCTCAGGGTATGCCTTACGCTCATTTCCATACTCTCAGCAATATCCTCCCACCTCTGACAATTTATGTAATACTCGGTCAAAATTGCAATGTAACGGTAATCGTCAAGTGCGTTGATTTTACTGCGGATTTCAGTTTTCAACCGCACAAGATTGTCAATTTCCCGATTGATTTCAGCCTGAAGGTCTGCAATCCTATCCACAATCCGCATAGGGTCATTCACTCCTGATGTCTTAACAGGCTCGTTCTGCTTAACTGATACCTGTGCAATATTCAGCCTAAGTTTCGACAGCTCGTGTTCTTTCGTTCTGATCAGCTTATCCGAAACCCTGACCGAATATAAATAATCTTTAACCGTCAATCCATATCTACCTCGCTTTCAATCCAATGTTTTGTGCAGTCAATACAACTACCATTGAATCGCTTTTCCATAGGACAGCCGACATATGGAGTGCCGTACGGGCAGTCGAAAAAACTCATACAACTCCGAGCCATTTCATCGATACTCATTGATTTGATTTTTTCAAAGTTTGTCATTTTGCCTGTTCTCCTTTATCAAACAACATCTTTTATATTTCTTTCCGCTTCCACAAGAACAAGGTGCGTTCCTATGACTATTCTTAGGTGGGTGATATGTAACGGTAGCGAGAAAAGATATATTACAATCTTGTGTATAATACTCACATATGTCAGCAGGCTCTTTAGTTATATGGGCTTTCATTCTTGCTCCCCCTTTCTTGCTCGTCCCACAATTTCAAAATCTCGTGATATTCTTCATCGTTTAAGTTAAGTCCTGTTTTTACATATATGCAATCAGCGCAATAACTTGAGTATTGCAATCCGCATTTTTTACAAGGCATTGTTGCTCACTCCTTATCCATTTTTGCACCACAATAAGGGCAGTATGGATACAGCTCATCCTTAGAATCTAAGAATAAATAATTATTACATTCTGAGCAATGATATTCAGTGTACCCTAAAGCATTTCCAGTTGATATCCACTTTCCGTGTTTAACTCCTTGCATATTATGTATAGTCGCTTCATCGGGTTTACTTCCGTCAATCTCAATAATGCGTTTAACATTTTCGGCATTTCGCTTTGAATTGAAAAACAAAGTAAAATTGCTACCATTATAATTGGGTATATCCAGCGCACAGTAACCGCAAATATCACGGATTTTTAATTCTTTTTCAATCATCACTCTTCACCGTCCTCATTCTTCGACTTTTTAGGCACCAATTCACCAATGAGGTTTAAGCCTTTGTAACATTCATCACATAAATGTATTTTAACTTTTCTCTTGCTTTCGATAGGAATTGCAATTCCGCTAAGGCAATCAATGTCAACTCCTAAATAGAATTCTTTCATCTTAACTGTGTACGGATCTGAGATAACTTTATTACAGCTATCACACTGATAGACCCTCATTTAGTTTCACCTCCTTATAAAACTCATATCTGTTATCTTTATTGTCATGCTTAAAAACTTTTACAAAACTATCTACACTCATATCATTTACCCAACTAACATTGTTTGTTGCCCTGTTGAGCAAAAAAAATAGTTTCCCCACTCTTGATTTCATAAAGCACATTAAAATCATAAACACTTTCGTACTTTGTCATTTTTTATCCCCACTGTTCTGCCATAGCCTTAGCTACGCCAAAAAATGTTTTACTTCTTTCTTTTGAACGATCTTTAGCTTTCAATCCTTCTGCCCAACCTATTTTTTTACCTTCGCACTTACAACCTTGACCGATAATATACATTGGTGGTGGCTTAGGAAGCTCGTTTTTTCTGACAAGTGTTGGCAAATTTTTAAGCCATAGACAAGTCCTTTTTTGTTTATAGTTTTCTACATCGTCAACGCTTTCAGCAAAAAAGTACGGATGTATTATTTGGTCCGCTTTGCGAAAATGCGTATTCATGTATCCAACAGGATTCTCAACGCAGATTTTATCGCAATCGGCATTTATGAAACGTAGAAAAAACTCAACAGCTTTATCACGCTGTTTTACTCTTTCAGCAACTTTTTCGGGCGAATTAAGCCTTAACGAATAACTACGATTACCCGCAACAGATAAATATGTGCATGGTGGATGAGCAATCAACAAATCCCATTTATTTACCGTATGTATCTGACCGTCACAAGTAAAAAAATCAGTATTTCCATTGATAATATCCAATGCATCATTACAAATATGCCATTCAGGGTGACCGCCTGAGCATGGAATAACATCACAACTATATGCTTCATGTCCTTTTCTTCTGAAAGCTATGCACACTCTTTGCGATTCTTCGCAAGCAATTAATACTTTCATGTTTATTTAATCCTCCTCGTCCGTATCGGAGTGTTCGATTATCTCGGTCATTGACCTCAAAGCCTTTGCACATCTGTCACGACCAAAGCCGAAATCCTTGTGCAAAGCATACAGCATTGTTTTAAATACTCTGCGCGTGATGTCTTTGTTTTCTTTTTCTCGGATTTGCTCATACGCATTTTTCGCAATCCGTTCAGCTTCCTGTTTGAGCTGTTTCGGGATCTTAGGTGGTATTCTCGCTTTCAATGCTTTCTCTCCTTTCAAATTCACAGACAAAGCCTGTGCTTATGGGCTTGCAAAACCTGCAATGCTTACAGCAGTAAACGCAGATGTACGCCCCAAATCGTTCGTTTACCGCCGCATGTTTGCACCGCTGAATCTGCAATCCTCCGTACAAATTTCTGCATATTCCGCATTGCTTTTTGTTTTTATAAAAATCAGTAATTTTCATTTATTCCCGTGAACCTCTGATGATTTCCGTCAAACACAAAACTGATTCTGCCCGTCCAGCCGAACTTGTTCTTATCAAGTAACACCTCTGTTTGGGCGGGATCATTGTTTGCCTTGTCAAGCACATACGGTCTGTGCAGAATAAAAATGTAGTCGCCGTCCTGTTCCAACGCTCCCGACTCTCTGAGATCGGACATCGTGGGGGCATTTTTCCCCTCTCGTGTCATCTGTGACAGAGCGATAATTACGCAACCCGTCTTTTTGGCAACCCTTTTAAGCTCGGCGGAAATGTAATTGATTTTTACTCGGTCATCTGCAAAACTTTTCACCGACTGCACAATTTGAATAAAGTCGATAACGACAACATCGGGCTTGACCTCGACAATTTTTGAGCAGATATTTTCGATGTTATAGACATCATCAAGCACAAAAACATAGTCACGCATTGCATTGATTTGGTTCTCAATTTCAATAGCTCTGTCGGCAAGATTCCGCTGTTTGGCAAAGTCCGAATAATCAATATTGAGCATATCAGACATCATTCGTTCAAAGACCATTTCAGCGGTCATTTCAAGGCTGAAAACCAGTGAGCGGATTTTTCGTCTGAACTGATTGCGGACAATATTCAGAGCGAATGAAGTCTTACCTGTTGACGGTCTTGCGCCCACAATTGCGAAAGTCCCCCGTTCAAGTCCGTTTGCAACAACATCAATATCTGCAAATCCCGTTTTGATTAACTGCTTTTTTCTGAGTAGTGAATCGAGAAATTTGTCGGCATTTTCCTTAGCCTGCTGTTCGGTAGTGCCGATTTGCATTCGGCTTTGCTCATCTTCAATTGCTTTCTGAACATTTCCGATTGTCACATCGTCCGAAAAAATCAGCCTGCCGAGGTTGTCTTTAAGCCGTTTTTTGCTCGCCCATTCTTTAAGGCAGTCTATGTAGTCGTTGATCATAGACGGAGCAACTGCCGATTCGCAACATTCAAGCAAGAGTCGCTTGCCGTTTTCGTCAAGATTTGACAGCACCTTGATTTTGTCGATTCTGCCGTAGGATTTATAGACCTCGTTTATAATCTCAAAAATGTCTACAAAGACACTTTCAAAATCATCGGCAGAGAGCAACAGCATTTTATCACTCAGTTCCTCTTCATACTGAAAAATCAGACCGAGAACGGCTTTTTGATACTCAATCCCATTCGTCATTTTCTTCGGCCTCCTTTTTTAAACGGAGAAATTCCTCACGACTTATTGTCGGCACTCCATCGTATGCTCCGGAGGCATATGTCTTATGTTCTTTTTTCGACCAGGTTTTTAACAATGATTTCCAATCATCAATCGGCTTATCCGCTATCTGCCATTTTCGCTCTTCGTAATAATCAAAAAACTTCTTTGCATCAACATTCAGATTTTCAGTGCGGACAAACTGTTTGACCTCCGAAAAAGAGGGGATATCTCTTTCTTCCCTTCTTTTCCTTTCTTTCCCTTTCTTATATTGTTGCCGATTGACTGCCGATTGACTGCCAGCCGACTGCCGATTGACTGCCGAATCGTGTGCCACTTTTTGATACTGATTGTAATTAAACACAGTAATAATCGAATATTTTGAAGTAGTTTTGACTGCCACTTCGCCTGTCGCTTTTAAGTGGTCTAATGCGGTTCTTACATTTTTAAGTGAAAGGTTAAGTTGTTCCGCAATGCGTTTCTGGCTTGTAACCCACTGTCCTCTTTTTACCGTAATGTTTTCAAAATCGTGATCGTAAACATTTGCATTAAGGAGAATATGTACAAACACACGCATTGTGTTGGCATCCTGATACCATCGCCACGATTGGATTTTACGGCTTAATTTGATAAAAGTGTTATCCATTTTCCAACCGCTCCTTCATTTCTCTATACAGGATTTCTCTGATGATTTTTCCACTTGTTTCCTCTTTGCAGAAGATTATTTGGCAATTGTACCTTGCAAGCCAAGCAAATAAACTTGCAGTTAATGCTTGCGGAGACATCTTACTTCTGTAACTGCCATTATAGGCTTTTTCCCAGTTTGCGTTTTCAATAAGCAAATAAACTTTCGCACCTGCCGATTTTGCCCGTTCAAATTCCCTTGTGAAGCGTTTTCTGTCCTTGCAATAGCAGGCACAGAGTTCATCAAGGTTCATTTTCCGTTCAATCGACACAGAGCTTGAAATGTCAAACTCCGTGCCGTTGTCGAGTGTTGTTTTCGCCGAATAGTCGCCAAAGTCAAGTTTTTGCCGGACAAACGAAAGTCCCGTCTGTCTTATTCTTCTGCGAAGCCTGTCAGTGTCCTGCTCTCGTGTGTCAACTATGAGCGTCAAGTTTTTTAACGCTCTGCTTACTTCAAACGGATTCATTTATTAAATGAACGGCAAATCATCGTCAATGGGCATATCGGCAAAGCCCTGATTTGTAGATTGAGCAGGCACAGTCTGTTTGTTCTTGAGAGGCTTGTCCTTTGGTTCTGAATAATTCCCCTGCCTTGCGTCATCAGAAGCGATGAACATAAACGGCTGTGTTTTCCAGCCTGATTTGCCTGTTTCAGTGTTTTCCCATTCCTCATTGCGGACAAGCACACCGATTTCCTTACCTTTAAGTTTGGTTTCGTCCCAATCCCAAGAGTAGCCGCTGTTACTATCTTCAACTGCATTTGTGAAGCTTTTGAATGATTTCTTCGTCCACTCGTCTTTTTCACTTCCGTCATCTTTCGGGACAAAAAGCCTTACAACACCGTGCCATTTCTTGTCCTCTCTGTCCTGACTGCGGTAGTCCTCGGCATAGTAGTTTGCATACTCGCCCTCGGCAATGTCAACGCTCACCCAAAGCATATTGCCAAAGCCGTATTTCTTTTCCTCTGCGCCCATAATTTTGGCTACATAACCGCCTACAGGAAGCTGTTCTCTCTGTGTTACTGCCTGCTGTTTATCCCAATTGTTAATTTTTTTCATCGTTAATTACCTCCATATTGTAGTAGTTTCTAATTTCTTTATCGACCTCTTTAAGGTCGTTGTCGATTTCGTTCGTCGTGAACATTTCCATAGGTGACTTTGCCGATGTCTTACCGTCAGACTGCGTAATGAATCTGTGGCTCTTGCCGTCGGTTGTGCAGTAGAGAACTATCGAAAACAAGCCCTCAACGGTCAGCTGATTGTCGAGCATTTTGCCGATTGTCTTAGCCTTAATTTCGCCCATATCATTGCTTTCACAATGATGTAAAAAATAGACAATTTTATCGTCGGGAAGATTGTTTGATACAAATTCGATCAGCTTTTCAAAATTAAGGGCGATGTCGGTAAACTTGCCGTAACCGACATCCTTCGCTCTGTCAAAGCTGTCAAATGCCATAAGATATTGGCTGTCGTCAATCACGATTGACTTTGCCGAACACCTTAATAACATCTGCTGTGCAAGCGCGTATCGTGACACGCCCCTTTTAGTTGCCTCTCGATTAAGATTGAACGGTTTTATGTCTGAGCGAAACGGCAACGGCTTATTCGCTACATTTATGACGCTGATTTCGTCAGACTTAAATTTTCTCAGGCTTGCGGATTTTCCGCTTCCGCTTCTGCCGAGAACCATAACGGGTATTCCCATAATTATATCCTTTCATTAATTTGTATCGGACAGCCGTCGGGCAATCCGAGTATGTACGGGTTGTAAATCATTCTGTTTGTCAGCCTGCACCAGTAGCGGTTTAAATCGCTTTCTGAGCGACAAAACGGGCAGTAGTGACATTTCACTTTATCTTCGGGAAAATGGACTGTGAGCGAAATCTCGCCGTCTGTGAAGTACGAAACGCCGTTTGGAAACTCCTGCGACATCATTTTCGCCCCCTTGCGTTCAGATCTATCTTGTGGCAGATATAATCGATGAAATCGTAATTCTTAGAGCGTTCGGCTCGGCGATTATCGCGTTCAGATTTATATTCGAGGTATTTTTCGCAGCCGTTGTGACAGCGTTCACTTCTCGTCTGACAGCCATAACACGGAGCTTTTGTTCTTGCCATTTCTCAAGCACCACCAATCGTAGAAGAAATCCATATCATCGAATACCCAGTCACGAACATTTTGAATTATTTTCAATTCGCCTTCACTTTCACTTGGAAGAGGTTTCGGGTCAAATATATTTTTTACAAGATAGTCAAACAAGCTTGTTATCAATACTTTGTGTTCCGGTTTGTTGCTTTCTCTGCAAAATTCAAGGTTAAAGGCTTCTTGAATAATAAGGTCTTTAGCTTCAAACACTTCACTCTCGTTGCGGTTGTAGCAATAGACATACCAAATCACGAAAGCGTTGACATCAGAGTTTTCTACGCTTTTCTTAAAGCAGTCATAACACTTACCGTCGAATAATCTTCCGAAATCAAAGTCTTCAAGAACTTCTTTTCGTCCGCAGTCCTCGCAGGTAAAAAGTTCTTCAAACTGCCAGTCGTGGCACTTCGGACATTCTTTCGGCTGTTCATCATCAACCCATTCATTGTTGCAATTTCTGCACCAAAATTCCATTTTTTCAACCTTCCTTCTTGATTTTTTAATCAATAAAGGATATAATCAAAGTGGTTATATTGTTTATATCCTTACTATCCGTTGAGGCTTTGCAGAGCTTCAGCGGATTTTTCTTTGCAATTGCAATTAATATTTAACATTGATATAATCCAACACCCTTGCCCAGCCGTATCTTTCGCCTGTTTTATCATCTGTGCAGCAGTTATACATCCAATACTCCCACTCTTTAGGATTTCGCTCTTTAAGTAAGTCAAATCTATGAGGGCGCTTTTCTAGGTGCAAGCCAAATCCGCACATTGAGCAACCTGTTCTTTGAGCCTTGGTTGTGTACAAAGTACCATCTTCTTGCCTCTCGATTTTTCCGTATATTTCGGGAACAGGAACATTTAAATCAAGAGCAAGTTGCAAAATGTCCTGTCTGTTAAAAATCGCAAACGGTGCTGATCTGATTGTAGATTTACCAAAATAATTACAACCATTTATCATTAAGGATTTAGCTCTTCTTCCGCCTTCGGAAGCCATCAAGCCAAGATAAGGCACGCTGTTATGTTCTTTTGCCCAAGTGTCACAAGGCTTTTCTTTTAGATAATAGCAGCATTTTGATGACACTTTGAAATTTGGAATTTGATAATTTGTACCCTCTTCATTGTTCGCATAACCGCCGAACTTTTCAAGCCATTTTTGCGACATTTTCATACGACTGTTTTTTTGATAACCGCCATAAGCCCCTGTTTCGCCTGTTACAATAGCGTGTCGAACAGTTTTGTTTTTTTCGGTCGGATTTGCAAGTAATTCAATCTTGGAAGCAATTTCTTTTGATAAGACAGGAAATCCAAACTCCTGAATTATATCCTGTTTAGTCCAGCGGTGTTCTTTTCCTGCACTGTCAACATACCGAACTGATGGCTTTAACCTTTCAATTCCGAGCTCTTTATGTATTTTTTGAATACTCGAATCTTCAAGATAAGAAACGCTGATTCCTGGGGCATGGATTCCGATCGACTTTAAAAAGATAAATAATGTAATGCTATCAAGACCGCCGACCGAAACGTGATAGTTTAATTCTCGTCTATCGCATTCTTCAGCAAATTCTCTCGCTCTGATAGTTGCATACTTAACTTTAAATTCATAATCCTGTTTTTGCTTAACAATGAAATCAGAGATTTTTCTCTGTCCGTCAATTCTTTCCATTCGTTCAAAAACATTTTCTTTCATTTCTTCATCCCCACACATTCAAAACCGAATGCTTCGGATTCAGGCGTTTCAAGGACTTTGAGCTTGCGGATAAGCTCTGCGTTTTCAAGGGTAAGTTCGTTTATAACCCTTTCACAGGTGTTTGCTTTCTTTTTCCAAAGTTCGTTGTTACTGTTCAGAGCGTTACATTTAGCTGTAAGTTCTTCAATAGTCTTGTTGCGTCGGTCAATTGTTTCGATTCGATTTTCGAGTTCTAAACGCAATGACCTGCGTGTTCTGAAATCTTTAAATGCCATTTTTCAATGCTCCTTTAACTTAAAAAGTCTGCTACTCTGGCTTTTGAAATACTGTTTCCTGTTTTTCTTTCGCCGAAAATCCTTGAAACGGTTTTCTTGCTTTTTTGCAAATATGTTGCTACTTCATCGTAACTCAACAATTCTTTGCCAGGAAATTTTTCGTCAAGCCTTTCAAGATTTCTGCGAAATAATGGCTTTTCTCTCGGCATATGTACACCTCCTATTTTTCGTTTGTAATTTTGTCTGATACGATTTCAACCGATTCCACATCGGCACCGCTGAGTGCCAGCTTGAGCAGTACAACCTCACCGATTGGAAAAGCGTTCATTGATGTTTGTCTTCGTCCTTTGCCCACTTAATCAGATCCATAATTTGAGTGTCGTGCTTATCAAGGTAGCTGTCTATTGTTTTATACAAATGGGCGGCTACTATTTTTATTGCTAATACTGCTGAAACAAAAGCTGTGCAAAGCATTAGCAGTCCTAAAATTATTATTACTTCCGTCTTTTCTTCACCCCCTAAGCTGATTTCTGCTGTTCGGCAAAGTTAGTTTCTGATAGCTTCTATGAAACAAGAAGGATTGTTAGTTCTTCCTAATAAGTAATCGGTTGAACAATTAAAAATATCAGCTAAACTCAAAAGTATATTAATAGGGATATTACCTTTTGTTTGCCAATTATAATAACTTTTACGTTCAATTTTTAACTTATTAGCAAGGTCTTCTTGTGTCATATTAGCTCTTGCTCTTTCGGCTTCAATATTTGGATATAAAAACAGCACTAATCTCACCTCCTTTATCGTGTTAAGCGAAAATACTCTTATTGCGTATTTACAAGCTAATTATATACGCAATAAGAGTATTTGTCAATATCTTTTACAAGTAAAATACGCACAAAGAGTATTGTAGATTTTTGTGCAATTACACTAAATGAATATTATTTTAATTATTTGCTTGACATTTTTACTCATTTAGAGTATTGTATTTATAACAAATAAATCGTTTTATTGGAGGGAAAAATATGCTTGGAGAAAAACTTAGAGAACTTAGAACAGAACTTAATCTTAATATGAAACAAGCTTCCGAAAAATTAGGGATCTCATACACAACTTATGTTGGCTATGAAAAAAATGAAAGGGAACCAAACTCTGAAACTTTAATCAAATTAGCTGATTTTTATAAATGTTCTGTCGATTATTTAATAGGAAAAACTATAAGACTAAATTTTATTCCACATGAAATTGAAGAAGCTGAAATTAAATGCCCTTTGTGTGATTATGATTATGTCCATTTTATTAGAGTTTTATCGGTAAATTTCTCACAAGAAAAAAGTAGCGGAGTTGCTATGGAATTTTTATGCGAGGATGGTCACAAATTTTATATTGTGGTTGAAACATACAAAGGTAATACGTATATGGTAAATGTAGATGACAATAACAATATTTTAGGGTACACCTCGTTTATTAATAGTAACTCTGACAGCGGAACAAACATTCACAAAGAAAAACTAAATACTAACTATGCGGCATTAAATAATTTTGGAAAAAATAAACTTCTCGAATATTCAAATGATTTAATATGTAGTGGTAATTATAAAAAAGATACTTACAAAATAAAAACCGCCGCCCGAAACGGAAGTTTTAATGAAACAACCGTTTCGGATGACGATTTTCAAAAACTTATGGATTTGCCTGATGTTGATGACTTAAAATAAAGTTTTGGAATTGTTTGTAAACCTCTCTCTCAAGCGGAGCAACAAGAAACTTGTTTCGCTTGTAGAGCTTTTGCAAACGTTGCCAGCGGTATTCTGCCGCAATTAGGCTTATATCGCATATTTGAGATATTTCGTCAGCGCTTTTGACCTCTAATCCCCACAACACACAAGCTGGAGCAAGCAAACGGCTGGCAAATACATTTGCTTCTTGCTCAATGGGGGTGTCATTTGGTGAGATTTCTCGATTGATAAGTTCGTATTGTCCTACATGTCCGAGCATTATGTGCCCAAGCTCATGCGCAATAGTAAAGCGTTTCCGCTGCCGATTGCAATCTTTTCGTATAAATATGATAGGTTGATTGTTAATAACGGTGCACTTACCGTCATTGCCCTGCTCCAATTTGTCGTAATACTTTACTGCAATGCCGAGTTTGTAACACAGTTCAACAATATTAACAGGGAGTTCTCGGACGTTTTCTTTTAACAGGATTTCCCACGACATATTTCGGGACTTCTGATACTTTTTATAATCCATAAAAATCACCTCGTAACTATTATGGATTACAAAAATAAATTTACAGCAATAAAGCAATAACAAAATAAAAAAATCCGCCCACAGCTGGAACTATGAGCGGTCAAGTAGGAATAAAAAGTGTTCAGTTTCTTCACTCCTAACAAAATTATATAATATATTATCATATTATGTCAATATAGGGAGTGAATTTTATGTCGTTGAAAACAATAAAAAAGACAATTTATTTTTTCAAAACTGTCCCCGAGTGTACCCTTTTTGCAGGAGGCGATAGTGATACCGATGTATTACGAAAAATGTTTTCAAAAAGATTTCCAAAAACAGGGGTATATAAATCGCGTGATGATCAATATGGAATTGAAATACTTTCATTTAATGACAATTACATATTTGGGACTTTTCTTAAAAAAGATGATTCAACAAATAAATTTATGAAATTAACACTTGTAAAAAATGATACACCTGAAGAAATAGATTTTAATAGTCAAAAGGTAATATTTGAATATTACTCGTTCTTCTATGTTGATTTAAACAAGTGTATGACTTCGATAATATCTAATAAACAATCAGGAAAATTTACTGATATTATAAATCAATTTCTCTTTGAGGAAAGTTATCACATTTACTTTTTCCCCTATACTGTAGATTCCATAGATGACGCTATTAAGAAGTTTTCAAAAGTAAAAGCTATTGAGGCGGCATACAATCCTGCTGAATCAGAACGCACTTTTAAAACTATGCAACAATATAATGAGGATAATTCTATTGAAGTAAGTAAATTAGAATTTAAAATAAAAATTAAACATACCGGTGCAAATTTTCCAGATGTTTTGAAGCAAATATCTGCAGAAAGTGAGAAATACAAAAAAATACAAGATTGTAGGAGATTCACAGGACGGCATCGAACAGGTCTTTGATATTTTAGAAAAGGTGCTTTATAGAAGTGCTCAAATTGAAATAGATGGCAGTCCTACAGAAAATATAGGTTTTATTAAAAAAACATTTGAAAAAGAAATCCAATTACTTTATAATCAAGCAAACAGCTAAGTTAGGTTACAAAGAATTTTTGATTATAAGGTTATATAGATAATACATTGCCGCTAACACTTCAAGACTACCTGCTATAAAGCCATACATTCCAATATAATTCATAGCAGTTGTATCGCAAATCCAAGATATAATAGGTATCATAAAAAATATTGTTCCAAATAAAATAATTTTCATAAATATTTTGTGATGACCATATTTAATAAACCAACTTTTGAATTTACTATCGGAAGGTAGCGCTAAATATACGGTTGCCGCTGTTAGTAAAAATCCTACAAAAGTGCCAGAAATTCCAGCTAAATTACTTGCATTTGAATTATTAGTAAAGAATTTTTCTATGAAACAAAATTTCATATCACAGAAAATAACAACAATTATAGGAGATAAAACTGAAACATAAATATATTTAAATACTACTATGTTAAATATATTTTTTAATTTTTTCACACAACTCACCCCTATTCTTATTATAATGATTTTCATCTGTTTGTATATACAATTCAAATAAAAATCGCGAAAAAAGGAGTGTAAACAATGGCTTTTGGTGATAATTTAAAAAGGCTCAGAACCAATAAAGAATTCACTCAAGAATATTTGGGCAAGGTATTATGCCTTAGCCGCACAACGATTTCTAATTATGAAAAAGGTAAAATGCAACCGTCAATTGAAACTTTGATTAAATTATCAGAAATATTCAATGTCACAGTTGATGAGTTGATAAAGCAATAAAAATCCGCCCTGCTCGACTGGTCCTCGAACAGAGCGGAATCATCCACACAGGGTGTAGATGATACGATTACACGCAAAATAATTGTATCATATTCCCTTGTGTTTTTCAAGCAATTTTAAACACAAGGGATTTTTGCACCCTTTTTTCAGAAAAGGAGTGTATTAAATGCGTTGTAAAAAATGTAAAAAGCAAATTCCGGACAAATCTAACTTCTGCAATTGGTGCGGAACAGCAGTTGTCAAGAAACCGCACAGAAGAGCAGACGGAAACTATGAAAAATCAATCTGCATAAACGGCAGGCGAAAAACCTTTTATGCCAAGACCGAACGAGAGCTTACAAGGAAAATTGCAATGTACAGTGCTGAGCAGGAGCGTAGTAAACGATTTGATGAGCTGGCAGAGGATTACAAGGATAATTATCTTCCTGAGCTTTCCCCTACTACACAGAAAAGTTACAATACTATTCTTGATAAGTTTACAGATGAATTTAAAGGTCGTGCGGTAAATGAGATTAAGCCGTCGGATATTCAGAAGAGTATTGACAACCTTTCAAGAACATATACTGCGAAAACAAAACGAAACTACCTTGCCACATTGTCAAGTGTATTCTCTTTCGCTGTGAGAGCCTCAGAGTACGGAATTGACACTAACCCTTGTAACTATATTAAAATTAAAGGAAAGCCGTCCACGGAGCGTAGAATAGCCACAGATGAAGAGATTAAAATAATTTGCAGGAATACAAAAGTTTATTTTGGGTTGTTCGCATTCTTCTTGCTGACAACGGGTTGTCGCAGGTCAGAGGCTTTGGCTCTCAAATATGAGGATATAGACTTTAAGAATGATGTCATACATATAACAAAGTCGGTCACTTGGGAAAAATCAATCCCTGAATTGAAAGCTCCTAAGACAGTTAAAGGCATTCGTGATATTTTTCTTGTACCGCACTTGAAAGATGTACTGCCAAAACGAAAAAGAGGTCTTATCTTCCCTTCTTCCAAAGGTCAGTTGATGACGGAGTGTCAATATGCTATTGAATGGCATAAATATTGTGCTGAATCGGGATTAGATGATTATGCTAATGAAAACAACCTCTCTCCCTTGACTGCTCATTGCCTTAGGCACAATTATGCTACGATACTTAACGAAGCAGGCATTGACACAAAACAGGCTATGCAGTTGCTCGGTCATGCAAATGAGGCAACCACAAAAGATGTTTATACAGCGATAACTGAAAGAAAAAATAAATCCGACAAAGTTCTTGTAACGGAAAAATTTGAAAAACGCATTCAGGAAATCACCGCAGCCGACAACCCTTGATTTTACGAAACTTTTACGTAACTTGTATGTATTTTGATGTCTTTTTGTGTCCTGTACTGACACTCTGAAAGCAAAAGAAAAACAAGCCGAAAGTTCAGTGTTCATCGAACAATCGGCTTGTTTTCTTAACTTTTTTTGAGAATCTCAAAAAGTCACAATTTGGCGGAGACGGAGGGATTCGAACCCTCGTCCCTCAAGGGGCATCATGATTTCGAGTCATGTCCGTTATGACCACTTCGATACGTCTCCGAATATTGGTGATTTACCTTGATTATTGTACTTGTTTTTTGTGCGATTGTCAAGTAAAATTACACAAATTTGTAAATTTTAAATTTAATCCGTAAAAGCATAAGTAAGTGACTGCGATTATTATATGAATACTTATGTTTGATTTTACGGACAATTTTTCCTTGAAAATTATGTATAAAAAGATTATTGAAACAACCATACTCAATTTATCAATCGGCACAACTGCACTTGTCGGACCGTCTTGCAAGACTTTGTAAAATCAAAGCCACGAACAGCCTGTTGCAGCACAAGAAAGGCAGATATAGGCAAATTTAGTTTGCCATTTATTTATAGCAGACTGTTTTCATTTTGCAAAAACACGCAGCCAAGCTATTATGAGAACAACGCTTGTGCGGATTGTCGTTCCGAAATTTGATTAAGTTCCTTCTATGCTTTTAGGGTGTATTTTCCGTTTTTGATTATAACAAAATCCTT